GAACTTTGATGAAGCTACTTGCGTGCAGGACTTGTCTTCACTAGAAACTGGGCGATTTGATATCATAGCTGGCCTAGACGTTGGATTCAAGGATCCTACAGCAATGGTGGTAATTGGCTATGACTGGGATGCTGATGTATATTATGTCCTAGACGAGTATAAGCGCGCTGAGGCTACGACAGCAGAGCACGCTGAGGCGATTGCCGAATTGGTTGCAAAGTGGAATATTGATATAGTTTACATTGACGCGGCTGCGCAGCAAACCCGTTTCGACTTCGCGCAGAACTATGATATATCAACTACTAACGCTAAGAAGAGCGTTTTAGATGGTATTGCGGCAGTTGGGGTGATAACTGAGAGTGGTCGTCTTATTATTGGTGATCATTGTGTACATACTATCGCAGCTGTAGATGCTTATCAGTGGGACCCTAATCCTGGGTTGACTAAGGAAAAGCCGCGACACACAGATGCTTCGCACTGTGCTGATGCTTTGAGATATGCACTTTACTCATTCGAAGTCGCTCAAATCTCCTTCTAGGTTAGCGGAAAAAGTTCTTGACTCTCAATCCATAAGCATTTATTATTAAAGTAATATTTAGGAGTATAAAATTGGAACGTAAAACTACAGATCAGTATAAAAAAGAACTAAAATTGTTGCGTCCAAACTTAAAAGTTATAGGAGTATACTCTACCAACAATACTAAGCTCAATCATTTATGTGTTTGTGGCTATATGTGGAATACTACCCCAACTATCTTATTAAAAGCTTCTAAAGATAAATGTCCTAAGTGTCCCAATAAAGTTTACGTATGTACTAAATCTAACGAACAATATAAAAAGGAACTAGAAACTAAAGGCTGTTATTCATTACAACCTTATATTAATGCACACACCAAAATATTACATAAGTGTAAGCATTGTTCTAGTGAGTGGATGGCAGAGCCAAGAAGCATCTTACAGAATGGAATAGCATGTACAAAATGCTGGGCCACTACTAGAAAATCGGAAGAAACATATATAAAGGAATTGTTAGGTACAAAATATACTCTAGTAGGTTCTTATACTAGTGCTTTAACTAAAACAGCCCATCAGTGTACTAAATGTTCGTATATTTGGGATATAAGACCAAATGATATATTAGAGCATAACGGTGGGTGCCCTTCCTGTGCGGTATCAGGGTTAAAATACAATGAACCCACTACGCTGTATTTTGTGAAAATAAGTGAAGATTTATTTAAAGTAGGTATAACTAATAAAACTGTACGAGAAAGATTTAAATCGGACTGGGTTAAGTTCGGTATAGAGGTAGTTTGGCAAATAGATTTCCCTAATGGGAAAATTGCTTATACTGTTGAACAGGGCCTATTAAAAAATTATAAACATATATTAGTTAATAGAAATCTGTTAATTTCAGGAAATACAGAGACCATGAGAGAGGAAATACCATGTCCGGTTTAATTAGGGATGCGGTGAAATTTGTGAGAGATAAGGCGAAGAGTCGATACAATAAAGGTGTTGAATGCGAGATATGTAAGTCTACAGAGGACCTTGATTTTCATCATTATTATAGCCTCACCCCTTTGTTAGATAGATGGTTACGCAAAAAGGGGTATAAAGCAGATACAAACGAGCAAGTAATTTCTTTTAGGGATGAGTTTATTTCTGAGCACGAGTACGAGCTGTTTGATGCAACTGTTACTTTATGCCACCATCACCATCATAATTGCTTACACAAAATTTTTGCAAAGAGTCCTGGACTAGGGACTGCCAAAAAACAGATGAACTGGGTTAAACTCCAGAAGGAGAAACATGGCGTGGTATGATGTATTCACTAGAGCAAATCCAGCTCAGCCTATCATTGCTCGCAGTGAGGGAATGGATGTTGCTAGCCGTGAAGACACTACTAGCTACCAGAAGTTCTACGAAGAATTAGAGATCGTAAACCGCGCAGTCAACATGATCGTGGACGATGTTAGCGAGATTAGAGTAAAAGTGGGTGATAACCTGGGTGTTATCGGTTCAACAAATATTAAGAAGGTAACACTAGAAAAACTACTTAATGTGCAACCCAATCCATATCAAGATGTAAATGCATTCTACCGTAATTTAGTAATTGATCTAATTATCGACGGCAACATATTCGTTTATTTCGATGGTGCTCATATGTACCACCTACCAGCTAGCAAGATGGTAATTACCCCAGACACTAAAGCTTACGTAGCTGGATATGTGTACGATGGTATGGTGAACTATGATCCATCAGAGATCATACATATTAAAGAAAACAGTTTCTATTCTATCTATAGAGGTGTTCCAAGGCTGAAGGCCTGCTTAAGAACTATGAAGTTACTTAAGTCAATGAGAACCTTCCAAGATAACTTCTTCAAGAACGGGGCAATTCCCGGCTTGGTGATTAAAAGTCCAAATACTCTGTCAGATAAGATTAAGGACAGAATGCTGCAAGCGTGGGGTAACAGATACAACCCTACAGCTGGTGGGCGCAGACCACTTATCTTAGATGGTGGAATGGAACTAGAAGACATTTCCAAGATTAACTTCAAGGATCTAGACTTCCAATCGTCAATCACAGCAAACGAAGAAACAATCCTTAAGAGTCTAGGTGTTCCACCAATTCTACTGAACTCAGGAAACAATGCTAATCTTAGACCTAACCACCGTCTTTACTACCTAGAGACTATAATCCCAATTACTAAGAAGTTAAATTCCGCTTTTGAGCGTTTCTTTGGGTTTAAAGTTACGGCAGACGTAGTAAACATCCCAGCACTACAACCAGAATTAGCAGAGCAAGCAAACTATCTTAGCTCACTTAAGAATGGTGGTATCATCTCAGCTGATGAAGCCCGTGCAGATATTGGTAAAGATCCTAAAGGCGGAGAGCACGGTGAACTAGTTGTTCCCGCAAACGTAGCAGGCTCCGCCGCTAATCCTAGCACAGGCGGACGCCCGAAAGACCCAAAAGATGACAAGAACAAAACTAATTGATCTACTAGAAGCTTACTTCGAGAAACATGGAGAAGTATCACTATCGGAGTATAAGAAAGCAGATACTCCAGTAAATTCTAGTGTAATCAAAAAAGCCTTTGGATCATGGTCTGGAGCTCTAAGGTACATAAACGCTAGAAAGAGACGAAAGAGTCTCACAGAGCCCACAGTGGCCGTAGAGACTGCAAATGAAAAACATGCTTGAGCTTTTCAGCCAGTTTAAAACTATTGATACAGATGAGGATGGTTCGGAGAGTATTACAATCACCGGGCTAGCTAGTACAGATAGTGTAGATAGAGCTGGCGATATAATTTTGCATTCTGCTTGGGATGGTGGTTTAGATAACTACCGCAAAAATTCAGTAGTACTATTTAATCATAACTATAATACACCAATTGGTAAGGTTATTGATATAAAAGTTGTAGCTGAAGGACTATTGGTTACTGCTCAAATATTTAAAGCAGCAGGATCAACTTACGACCTAATAAAGCAGGGTGTACTAAAAACCTTTTCTGTAGGATTTCTGCCTAAGAAAATGGACTACAATAAAATCACAGATGGTTTTATTATTAAACAGGCAGAACTACTAGAAATCTCTGTAGTATCTGTTCCATGCAACCAAACAGCTCTATTCTCTGTGGCAAAATCATTTGCTAGCACGAATGAATATGACGAATTTAAAAAAGTGTACCTTACTGACGAAGAAGTAAATGCTTCCGAACCAGAAGAAACCACACTAAGTGATGCGAACGCATCTATGGAGAATAAAATAATGGATCCCGAAGAAATCAAGAAAATCGCGGAAGCAGCAGCAGCTAAGGCAGTTGCCGACGAACGTGCAGCTAATAAGGCAGTAGCCGACGCAGCAGCAGAAAAAGCAGCAGCCGATGAAGCAATTAAGACAGCTGTTACATCCGGCCTAACTTCAGGTGCAGAGCGTCTATACGCTGATCTAGAAGCAAAGATGGCTGTTCGTGAAGCAGACGTTGCTAAGATTCTTGAAGCCGGTATGGCAGATATTAAGGCACAAGCTGAAGAACTAACAAAGATGCGCGACAGTAAGCGTCAATTTGGTGGTAACGGTGGTTCTGGAGATTGGAAGACAAACAAGTCTCTATCTGCAGAAGTAGAAGACGCAGTTATTCTTGGTCTAGCTACTCGTAAGGGTACACTCAATACGGACTTTGGTAAGGGCGTAATGAACAAGGTTAACGAACATTCTGGTCTACAAGTTAGCTCTGCTGATTTTGAACAAGAAGTTTCTACTAATCTAGAGCGCGATATTCAGCTAAAGCTGGTTCTAGCTCCTCTATTCCGTGAAATCCAAATGCGTTCGGCAACACAAATCGTGCCTATCATGCCTGACTCAGGTTACGCAGAATTCACTACATCGCAAACAGCTGCTGGTTCTTCACCACATGGTAACTTAGCACAACGTGGTGATACATTCGGATCTCCTTACGGTGGTCTTGACCTTGGCGAAATCACTCTGCAAACCTACAAGCTAATCTCTCAGTCGTACCTAGGTAACGAAACTGAAGAAGACGCAATTCTACCAATTCTACCGCTTATCCGTGAGTCGATCGTTCGTTCACACGCACGTGGTATGGAAAATGCTCTTCTAGCTGGTAACCACGCAGACGGTGCTTATACTTCAGGTATCTTTAATGGTCTAGTAAAGCTTGCCTCTACTCAGTCACGTACAACTCAGTCTGCTACTGCGTATGCTTCGTACGTACTAACTGGAGACCAACTACTAGCTGCTCGTAAGAACCTAGGTAAGTACGGTGTGAATCCTACTGACGTATCGTTCGTTGTTTCTCTAAGAGGCTACTACGAACTACTAGAAGACACAGACTTCCAAGACTGGACACAAGTACAAAACATGGGTACTAAGATGACTGGTGAAGTAGGATCTATCTTCGGCTCTAAGGTTATGGTCTGCGATGAGTTCGCAACACCAGCAGTATCTAAGTACCACGCACTAGCGGTTAACACACGTAACTTTGTTGTTCCCCGTCTACGTGGTATGCGTATGGAAAGTGACTACGAGACTGCAAACCAGCGTACAGTTCTTGTTGGTTCACAACGTGTTGGATTCACAGAACTTATCACCAACGCAACTTCAGTTTGGGGCCTTCAGTACAAAGGTTCCTAAGAGATTTGAGGGGGAGGCAACTCCCCCTCTTACTTATGGATTCATATGGCAAATCTTATTACATTAGAAGATTATAAAATATCTAAGGGTTTGTCCGGGGTAACGGACGACGCTAAGATAACACCTTTATTAGCGTCAGTGAGTCAATTGGTAAGAACCTATTGTGGTAGGGATTTCACGAGTTATTACTCAACTGATAAAATTGAATATTTCACAATCAAATGGGAAGAGGATTTTGTACAATTATCCGAAACTCCCATAGTTTCAATCACTAGCGTCCAAGAGCGCGAAGCTATCTCGGAGAGCTATGTTACACTTTCTGCTACTGAGTATTATCTGGATATTGACACTGATAGCATCTATCGTGTTGATAGCAGTGGTACTGGGTACCAAGCTTATAAGAAAGGCCCTGCATCTGTAAAGGTAACTTATAAGGCTGGCTACGAGAACTGCCCAGTAGATTTAAAACTAGCTGTATTCGATCTCGTAACTTATTACTTGAAGGACGAATACAAGCAGAACAGGTCTATCGGTTCTATTACTGTTCAGAACCAAACTAGTACAACTCAAAAGAACAGTCCGGACTTCCCAGACCATATTAAAAGGGTACTGGACCTTTATAGGATTTATTAATGTCATTACCTTTTGTAAGAACTAAGTTATTGCAGCCTATACGAGATATAATCGATGCAAACCTTAAAACTCGTTCTACAGTTCAAATTACTAAGGGACAAATACTTGAAGTGTCCGAGCGCGACTTAAAAGTTTTTCACGATAAATATGGCATAACAGATACTGTACACAAAGATATATACAAAGACTTCGTTGCTAAAGCCAACGAACTGGATCAATACTATAAGTCTAGAGATGAAACTAGACACACTCAATTAAAAGCCTTGACGGATGGATATGTAGTCAACGACCATAAAGCGGCTACAGATTTAAAAAACTACTGGGCCCAGCTTGTAAACAAGGCCACAGGCATTGAAGTAAGTACTTTAGATGGTTCAAATAATAACACTGGAGTACAGATAGGACACGGGGACAGAGGGTTAGCTGTGGCTGCTTGGACAGCACTTAGAGCTTTAACCCATTTAGTTCATTCCGACAGATTTGGTGGTTCGGCTTTAGGTAAACAACAAGTAGAAGCCATAAGATTTCAATCTGTACTTTCTGTTATTAGCATTTTAGAAGCTCCAGTTTTGCATGTAAGCAGAGAAATTACCGCCAGTATAGAAACTGAAATGTATGTTAATAAAAGTGGGGATTTACATAAACATAATATATATAGGTTGACATTTGAAGATGCAAAATCTAACCAAGCTGCCAGCATTAAAGAAGGAGAGGCTCTTAAAGAAGTAAGAAAGTATCTGACAAATAGGTACGAAAACGCGTATAAGTTTATGACGGAACATGGAGGAGATACTCTAGAAGAGGCCATAGAAGGGGTATTATTCAACTCATTAACATCTAAAGCCCGGGGGGTTAAGGTAACTGGACCAAAGGGTAGATCAAAATATAGCAATTCACATAAAGCCTCTGAAAAGATAGTCACTAAAACATCTGTAAAGAGGTCTAAATTTAAGACAGGGCAAGTACAACGTCAATATAATAAAGTATCAAGCAAACCCTCACAGATTAATATAGTAGCCTTACTCAACGCTAGACTTCCACAAGAGATTCGTAGTCGGATGACTTACCCACGCCTAGTTAATAGAACCGGTAGATTCTCGGAATCAGTACAAGTAGTATCTGCAGATACAACCCCAAAGGGTGGAACTTCTATAGCGTACACGTACCAAAAAGACCCATACCAACTATTCGAAAGAGGCAGAAGTCGCCTAGCTACTCCAGATAGAGAGCCACGAGACATAATTGATGCTTCCATAAGATCATTAGCCCAAGAAATGATGTTGGGTAGATTCTATACTAGGAGAGTATAATGAGATCACAGACCTCAAGAAGATCGGCCATACTAACAGCCCTCACGGAACTGTTTAGTCGTCTTATAGATGGTTCAGGCACTTACAGATCTCAGGTTAGGTCAGTGTCCCCCAGACTTCTATTCTGGGATGAAATACAAGAGTTCCCAGCTATTCATATGAACGCAGGCTCAGAGAGCCGTGTTTATCAAGCTGGTGGGATGAAAGATAGGTATCTATCAGCAACTATCAGGTGTTATGTTAATGAGGAAAACTCAATTGACGCGCTTGAAGCGCTCCTGGAGGATGTCGAGTCAGTTATAGATGATAACGGTAGGTTGGCATACTTAGACTCCACAGGAGCGACACAATTTACACGAGATATCGTAATTATAGATATCTCTACGGATGAAGGGGTCTTAGACCCAATTGGAGTAGGTGAGATACTAATCCAAGTAAAATATTAGAAAACGCTTAATCAGAACAAATGTTCAGGAATTTTGCCTTTTCAATACTATAGGAGAAGCCCATGGCTATTGCAGCAGGCGACAGCAATTTATTTTTCAACAGAGACACTAAAGTTTTCGTGGGGGCTGATGCAGGAATCAGGCTAATCACAACTGCGGGAGCGGCTAACGTGCTAACTACACGAGCACACGGAATGAGTTCAGGTGACGTAGTAGTAATTACTACTATGGGTGGATTAACAGGACCAACAGCAGATATATTTTATTACGTAAATGTTCCCTCAGCAACTACATTCAGTTTACATACCACTTTAGCACTAGCATTGGCTGGGACCTCACCAGTTACACTAGGAGGAACCTACCTTACAACTATTCTAACCGCATATGGTAAGAGTGAGACTGCCACTGGTATTGCAACCTCAGGATCATCCACTACGGTTACTATAACAACTACACATAAATTTGCTCAAAATGATTTAGTAGAGATTTATAATATTACCGACTCTACGTATGCTTACTTAAATGGTGTGTATAATGTTGATGCAATAGGCACTACAGCAACGTTTAACATTACTCTAGATTCTGCTGTGACTGTTACTACTGGAGCTTGGGCCGCAACAGCCAAGATCAGACGCTTACATATGTGGGAAATGCCAGTACTATCTGGATATTCTGCTTCACAAAGTATGTCCACATCTGATATAACTCTAAATGAAATGGCATCATCCACTGGAACTTCTAGACGTGGTAGGCAAGTATTTAACGATGCACTATCGCCCACAGAGTGGAGTTTCGATACATATATTCGTCCATTTAAGTCTACAAACCACTATTGTGTAGAAGAGCCTATGATGGCCTTCCTATTAGCCAATAATCATGCACACATAGCTACACCAAGTGTTACTCCCGTAACTGTTTGGAGGGCCGGAGTAACTAGAGATTCTACAGACTTAGACTTTGATTTCAACTCTTCGAACACAGTAACACTAGGTACTTTTACGCTCTACTTTATTGCAGGAGCAAACAAAGTATCAGGTAGATCTTATGCTTCAAGGGCTGATGGTGGTTCTACAAGTATTTATAGGGTAGCAGATGCTGTTATAAATGAAATGGGCATCACATTTGATATTGATGGTATTTCTATGGTAAGTTGGTCTGGCATGGGATCCAACCTAACTGAAATGGGAGCGTTCTACGGAACCGGAGCTAGTAGTTTTGGTATTAGTTCTACGTCCAACTTCATTAGAAATAGACTAACAGCACTAAGCTTAGTATCTGCCAGCTCTATGACACCAGCTTCAAATACATACGCTATTACACTAACTGGTGGTAGTATAACTATTTCTAACAATATTAGCTACCTAACCCCTGAAACCCTTGGTGTTGTAAATAAGCCAATTGGTCATGTCACTGGAACAAGAACTATCTCTGGTACTCTAACAGCGTATCTGGATGAAGTAACTAGTGGTACAGCTGATCTATTCCAACATCTAGCAGAATTTAACAACACTGCGGTACAGAACAGGTTTACTACAGGTATTTTCATTGGTGGTGGTTCTGGCTCTGCCCCTACTGCTCCAGGTGTACTAATTAGTATGCCTTATGTGCATCTAGAAGTTCCTTCTATTGGATTTGACGACGTACTATCTACCGAAGTTAATTTCCACGCCCTATCTGATACTGTGGCTGGTACTAACGAAATATCTGGTATAAAGTATATTGGACAAAACCTATAATAGATTAAGCCCCGAGAAATCGGGGCTTTTTTATGTCCGTACCTGCGGAAAATAAACCTTGACATTGTATACACTAAAGTCTATACTATTAACTATGGAGGCGCTATGACCACGTACAATTTTAAAAGAAATACCGACTTCTACTTAGTGTACGGAGGCAACAAGTATACGCTAGACGTGTACCCCGATGTTATATTTTCCCAAACCTTCTCAGAAGAGTCTGTAGTAAAAAAGACTTTACACTCACAAAATGATAACTTCGACGGCGCCGTTATAGTTAAGGCTGCTCCAGCCAATTTCAATTTCACAATACCACTACTAGAGGAAGAGGATTTCCAGACAGTATTTAACCTACTTGTAGACTATACAGGGTATACTATTAATACGTTTGATTTATATGCTGAATCTGATCATGGGGTCTATAAACTCGATACTTGCGTATTTGAGAGCGGTCTCTTTACTATAGAAAGAAACGATGTATTAGCGCTAGCACTATCTGGCACAGCCAAGCAGCTCACTAGAGTGGGCATACGAGGAGTATATAGTATACCTGGTACTCCAGTAACTAGATCAAGTACTAGAACATATATAATACCTACTAAGAATAAAGTAACAATAGGTGGAGTTGAACTCGATTCTGTCAGAGACATTAAATTAGAGATACAAAACAAGATATCATGGACTCAAAATGATACTCTCCATGCATCTCTAGCAGTTACTAGTGCTTCAAATACTATATATCCTTCGTCGTTCACACTTGAGGGTCGGATCCTTTCAGGATCAATCACTCAGTATGTTACAAGTGACTCCTATACGGAACAACAAACCTGGTCCACAGGATCAGCTATAACAATTCAATCGGGGGACAAGAGTCCCTATGCGATAGATGTAAACATTCCAAGTGCCGTTTATACTAATAGAACGGAGCCTGGAGACTTACTAACCCAGTCATACGATTTCCGTATGCTGACAAACCCGACCGCTCTATCGAGCGTAATCACCTATAATTGAGAGGAATAAAAATGGACTTAAAATCACTAATGGTAGACACTAAGGATGCTTGGGTAGACTTCCCAGGCTGCGACGGCTTCGAGGTGCAGGTTGTTAACCTAGCCCGTAAAGAGCTGGTAGCCCTGCGCACACGCTGTGTCTCCACTAAGTTTGACAGGCAGACTCGCCAACCAATCGAGACACTAGACGACGCTAAATTCGTTCGCGAATTTACTAAGGCCACCGTTAAGAATTGGAAGGGACTAAAGCTGAAGTACCTTGAAGAACTACTACTAGTAGATCTCGGTAAGGCAGATCCAGAGAGCCTATTGGACTACAACGAAGAAAATGCTGCTATGCTAGTAGAAAATTCATCTACGTTTGATGGATGGCTGAATGGGGTGATCTTCGATCTAGAGAATTTTCGTAGCGAACCAAAGAGTCCTGATGTGGGAAAGACTGGAAAAGTGGCAGAATAATCTAGAACAGGGTATGAGTAAGGCTAAATATCTATCGCTCCAAGAGCAACTAGGTAGAGAGCCTGATCCTGCTAAATGCCCTCCAGACTGGGATGATTTTCCAGCTACAGTGCAACAAGCTATTGCGGTCTTCAATACTCTTGGGGACCGCATTGTTGCGGATATAGGGTATTTAGGAAAAGACTACAGTCTATTACCAGCTTATTTAGAGGATATAGAAGACAGAGAATTATTTTTGGAAGTACTAGCTTGGCTGGACTCCAAGGTCGTGGCTAAATCCCAGGCCGAAATGAAAAAAGCCCGCGATAAGATGAAGCGGAAGTGAGAAACACATGGCTACTAAGACTATTACTATTAAAGTTAATGCAACTGACGATGGTTCACTAAAGAAAGTAGTGAGCCAACTTAAGGCTGCTGGTATAGAGGTAGACAAGGTAGCTACTGCGCATAAACGCGCCGGTGCTGCAGCCGATGACCACTTCCATCGTCAAGCGAAGGGTGTGTCAGGCGTAGCCAACGGCACAAAAAGTTTCAGTAAGATGGCTTCTAGCATCAATGGGGATAATAACAGCCTTGTTGGTGCTTACGCTGCGTTAGCCGCCAACATCTTCGCAGTTACTGCTGCTTTCAATGCCCTTAAAAACGCTGCTGAAGTAGAACAAGTTATAAGAGGTCTAGACGCTAGTGGTACTAAAGTAGGCCTTACGTATAGTAATGTTACTGCTAGAGTACAAGAGGCTGCTGATGGACTACTAAGTATGGAACAATCAGCTCGCTCAAGCGCGCAAGTATTGGCAGCGGGATTCAAAGCAGACCAAGTTGTACGTATAACAGAAGCAGCTAAAAATGCATCATTTGCTCTTGGCCGAGACATGCAAGAAAGCATGGATCGTTTAACTCGCGGTATCATTAAACTAGAGCCAGAACTACTTGATGAATTGGGTATAATGGTGCGATTAGACGAGGCTACTTCTAGATACGCAAGAGAATTAGGAAAAACTGCATCGCAGTTAACTGTTGCTGAAAAACAACAAGCCTTCTTAAATGCAGCACTAGCAGAATCGGAGCTTAAATTTAGTGGTATTGCGGATGCTGCTGGAGGAGCCTCAGGATTCACTAAATTATCTGCTACTTTTAGTAACTTAATAAATACAATATTTTCTGGAATAAATAAACTAGCTAGTCCTATAGCTTCATTATTTTCTAAATCACCTGTAGCATTGCTCGGGGGTATGCTTTTGTTTGCTTCTAGTATTAAAGGTCAGTTAATGCCAGGTCTGGTCAATAGTGCGACAGCCATGTCTAAAATGGCCAAAGAAGCTAATGAATTAGCTTTAGCAAATATAGCTAATAAAAATTCTACTGTTAAATATAGTGATAGTCTAAAAACGTTGTTTTCTGATGTTAAGGGCGGATCATTTACATTAGATACAGCGGCACAAAAATTAAAGGAATTAAGAGAGGAAAAAGACGCTCTAGCTAATGGACCTAGAACAGCGGGTACACCAGGTAAACTAGATCGCTCTAGGGCTGATATCTCTACTGTACGAAGAGGTATGGGCGAATTAAACCAAGCTGGAGCCCAAACAGCCCTTAGCGACTCAGTTCTGTTGGCCTCTAATGGCAAGCTTAAGGATTCATACAGAACGTTAGGTCAAAGCATAGCGCAATACTCACTTGGGGTGAGACAAGCATCAGTGAACAATAGTATATTTACTGTAACAGCTAATGCAGCAAAAATTAGTTTATTTGGCCTATCTGCTGCTGCTAAAGTCGCAGGAGTAGCCCTACTAACTATACTACCTTGGCTAGGTTTAATAGCTATAGCTGTTGGTGGCCTAGTTGCTGTATGGAACTATTTCAAGCAATCAATCTACGGAAAAGAATTCTTGGAGGCGGAAAAAGCTTTTAAGGAGACTCTAAAAACTCTAAAGAAATTAGGATCAGAATATGAAAAGATAGCTGAATCTTCAGCAGCGTTAGCGTCACAAGAAACAGCTAGGTCTAGAATAGTTTCTAACGCACTACAAGAGCAAGTGACTCAACTAGAGGCTTTAGCAGCAGCAAAAAAGAGAAACAATGATATTGATGCTGGAGGTACAAGAGACTCATTAAAAAATCAAATACCTAATAAAGAAGCTTTTAAAGACGCAGAACTAGGTAAATCTGTACAAGGTTTAAGAGACACAAATATACCTGAGAATATAGACGCTTTAAATAGAGCGGCAGAAGCGCAAGGTGGTTGGAAGAACGTAGTAAAAGAGTCTATAGAAGCTAACGATAAATTTATAGCTAGTTTAAAAGAGACTATTGAAGCTAACAAAGGTGTTAGTGAAATTGGCTCTTCATTTGTTGAAGCAGAAAAATCAATACAAGACTACTATAAAGCTTTAGTGCCTTCTACCCCATATGATGGTATGTTAACAACGTTTACCAAACTAACCGGAGAATTAAGTCTTTTAAATATAAAACTAGGTCAAGGTACAATAAGCCTTGAAAAATATGCAGCCGTATTGACAGGAATAGGTAGTAAAACAAGTTCTATAGTTTCCGCGGAAACATTAGCTCAGACTATTAGACTGCAGGATGAATTACAAAAAATAAAAGAGCTGGAAAAAGATATAGCAGAAAAGAGATCTCAATCTGACCAAAGCCTGGGAGGAAGAGCTAGAAAGCAAGAAATTATTAAAGAATTAGTTGATCAAATCAGATCATCTGAAAGTATTATAAAAGATTTATCTATCAATATAGTTACAAATACTGTTAGAGACATAGCTAAACATCAAGAGAAAATACAGAAATTACAAATAGAAAGTATTTTAATGGAAGGCCAACTGGCTCTAGCCCAGGCTCATTTAAGCTCTATTAGTAGCTATAATGATTTATCAGGTAATGGTACAGCTGCTAAACTTAAGGCTGAAAATGCTATTAAGAGTCTGCAAGCATCTCAGCTATCATTACAAGCTGATGAACTAGAGGTTGAAATAAAGATAAAAGCTATTTCTTTAGATGTACTAAAACTAACTATAGATAAAATAGCAAGAACTACAGAATTACTTGGTATGACAACTCAAGTCAGAATTCAGGAAGAGTTAACAGCTATAGCTATAGAAAGATCTAGTAAGCCTGGTAAAGCTAGATTAGACGAGTTAGATAGACTATCCAAGAATTTAACTGAACAACTACTGAAAGTAAAAGAATATGATGATGGAGTAGCAGCTAATGCTAGAAATCAGGCTGCAGCGGAAAATGCTAGAATGAAAGCAAGGGCAGCTTTATCTGGATCATACTCTGATGAATATATAGAATTATCTAGGTTATTAACAAAGGCCAAGACTTATGAAACAATTTTCACTAATCAAGTATCAGCAATTGAAGGTGTGGCTAAGCGTCTAAAAATGTTGGCCGACATACAGAATATAATTTCTGGGGAAGCTGAATCTACCCTGGACACTTATAATAGACTGTCAAAGGAACAGGCTGATTCTATAGAACATAGAACCAGGCTTATAGAGCAACAAGCCGCTGTAAAAATAAAAGATTTAGAGGCACAAAAACGTTTAGCATTTGATAGAAACTCTTCTGATAAAGTAACCCAACAGCTATTCGACGCTTTAATAGCACAAGCCAATAATGAAAGAGATATCAAAGTAGGTACTCTAGATGTAGAGGATAGATTAGCTAGATTACAGGCTATAGGTTTGACCAAAGATATAGAGCGTCTAGAGGTAGCAAAAAAATATACTGATGTTTTAAAAGAACAAGCATCAATAGTAGAATCAGCAGCATTAGCGGATATAGAATCCGCTGCAGAAGCCAAAAGAAGAGCTATTAAAGCTACTGGAAGAGAATTAACAGCAGTGGAAGAGCGCTCTATACTACAAGACTCTCTACAAGATCAGATAACGGCAGCGACAAACGTAGCAAAAATCAAAGAACTAGCAGTAAAGGCCGAATATGCTTTATTAAAGGCACAATATGGTTTAGAAAAAATTAAACTCTATAATGTAATGACAGCAACAGCTATAGAGTTAGACAGAGAGAAAGCAAAAGGGGCCGAGGCTAATCCTGGCACTATAGCCGGACTAGAAGCTAATATAAGCTTTGTAAAAGATACAATTCCACTATTAGATGCAGTTATTGGTAATTTGGGTGAGCAAGAAAGATTAGCTATAGACGCTATCTATAAAGCTATACAAGCAAAAAGAGACGCGTTAGAGGCTTCTACAGCACCTAAGTATTTAACACCTACTGAAGCCCCATCAGAATTCCTACAGTCCAGAGGCAGAGGGGAAAGTGCACGCGAGTCTCTAGTTGGATTGAGTAAAGATTTAGATCCATACATAGAAAAACTAAAAAAATTAGGTCCTGATGGCGAATATGTAGCTGCTATGGCTGAAGGTTCTTTAGTTATAGCGGATTCTATGCTTAAAATACGAGATGCTTCGTCAAGTACTGCGGATAAATTAAATGGAGTTGCAGCTATAATAGGTCAAATTGCTTCTATTACAAAAGCAGGTAGTGACGCTAAAATAGCTAATATTGATAGAGAAATAGCCGCAGAGCAGCAAAGAGATGGTAAATCAGAAGCAAGTGTATCTAGAATAAAAGCAATGGAGTCAAAGAAAGACTCTATTGCTAGAAAATCTTTCGAAGTACAGAAAAAATTACAGCTAGCTCAGGCTATCATGTCAACAGCTGCCGCTGTCACTGGCGCATTAGCAGCGCCACCATTTCCAGGGTCCCCTTGGAATATAGCTATGGCTATAGGAATGGGAGCTTTAGGGGCAGCTCAAATAGGAATAATTGCAGGAACTAGTTATCAAAGTTCTGCATCTTCCTCGGCTTCTGTAGCAAGCCCATCATCAGTTTCTGTAGGATCAAGAGGCAACTCTGTCGACCTTGCTAGAAACAATACTAACGTTGGTGGCGAACTTGGGTACCTACAAGGTAATCAAGGTACTGGAGCTAACTCATCAAACTTCCGTAATAGGGCTTATGGTGGGTATGGTCATGCTGGTATGATAGTGGGTGAAAAAGGTCCAGAGATATTTGTTCCAGACTCACCAGGTACTATGGTTGCTAATGATAACGCTAAATCTCAAGCTCCTATAAACGCTAATATCAATATTCATGCTATTGACGCCGAAGGAGTAGAACAAGTACTAACAAACCAAAAAGGTCATATTATAGGAATGCTACGTGAGGCAGCTAACTCAAACGGGCAAAATTTTTTGGAGAATATAAACATAGCCAAATATAGGCGTGGTGGTAGACGTATATAATTATATGTAAATTAAAGGTTTAAATGAAAAAGAAAACTCATGAACAATATGAATCAGAACTGTGGTTTAAGGAATCTTTATACTGGCCGGTTGAACAGTATAAAGGTTCTAATATTAAAATACTACACGAATGTTTGTGTGGAAATATATGGTACGCCCGGCCTTGTGATATATTAAGAGGTATGGGGTGCAAAAATTGCTACACTATGTCCATGAGTACAACTAAAAATGTGTACCTCAAACAACTACCCGAGGATTATGAACTGTTGGGGGAGTACACTAAAATTACTGAGCATGCTCTACATAAACATACATTATGTGGCCATGAATGGTTAATTACCCCTAAGAGTATAAACCAAGGTACTAGATGTCCTAACTGTTACAATATTTCCCGTACTAAAACAGATTATTTATCAAGAATACCTGAAGGTTATGAAGTACTGGAGTCTTATATAAAGTCAGGCACACCAATAAAACACAAACATATCGTATGTGGTCATGAATGGTTAGTTGCGCCAGATAATTTTATACAAGGTACTAGATGCCCTGCTTGTGCTGTATCTGGCTTCAAACCAAATCTAATGGGGTATTTATATTTTGTAGAGTTAATCTATAACGGAGAAATCTATTTTAAAATAGGGATAACTAATAATAGTGATATACGAAAAAGATTCGGGAAAGATTGGGTTACTTTTAATATGAGACTATTGTGGTTAAAAGAGTACGTAATTGGTAAGCATGCAAGAGACACAGAACAACGTATACTAAGAGAGTATAGTAGCTTTGCTGTGAATGAAAATATATTAAAAAGCGGAAATACTGAAATTTTATCAGTATTTATAGGAGAGCCCTAAAAGGTGATTAAATACTGTACGTTAAAAACTCTAGGCTTTTCTAGTGAACCCGCAGGAGGGCTACTGTAATGGCGTTTTCAAACGTATTACCAGACCCAGTAAACAAAATAACTGATGCAGGTGTCTATGATAATAGCACCGGCACAGCTGGACCCGGCTTTGCTTCCGTAAACTTCAGATCAGTGCGCGATACTCAGGTATCGCGCACACAGTCTGGTCGTGGAGTGCCGAGATCATTCGGCACTCAGTACTGGGAAATTGATATCAAGTATAACCCACTTACTAGAGATGAGTTTGCACCTGTGGATTCTTTTCTTATGTCTAGAAATGGTAGAAGAACTGCATTTTATGTTGCTCTTCCTCAATATGCATCTTCTAGGAGCTCTACATTTGCTGCTACGGCATTAGCTTACCCTATCTATCTACAAACAGCTGCCTCAGCTGGAGCCACTAACATAACTGTTAAGCATCTCAGCATGTCGGGCAGTCCTAAGCCAGGGGATATGTTTACTATAACAGATCCTACTGATACTAATCATGTAAAGGCGTATAAAATCACAAGAGTAGAGACTGATACAGTGTATGAAACAGCTGGTCTGGCAACTACACAGAAGAGAATACACTTTACACCTCCTCTAGTAAGAGATACTGCTATTGGACTAGCGAATATAACTACTGCCACTGCTACTGCTGCTACTGATGTATTTACTACATCGCCGGCACATGGATTGGTGGTAGGTCAGCAAGTACGTGCTATAAGTGGATTGACAGGAGGACTAACGGCAGATGCAGTTTATTGGGTAAAAACAACTCCATTAACTACATCATTTACTCTATCACCAACGTCCGATTTAGCTACTACTGTAAATCTTACTAACTCAACTAACTCGGTCTTTACACCGACACCCACGCTAGTAGTGTTTACAAACCCTAAAATAAGGTGTATACTAAAGAGTGACATTCAGGAATATGACCTACAAACAAATAATCTTTATCAGTTTGGATTATCTCTAGAGGAAATTCTACCCTGAATAAAATTAATCTTGACAAAGAAGTCAATAAACTATAGGATAGAGGAATGACAGAAAGAACATTAAATTCAACATTACGATCAATGCTTATTAACAATGAAGCATTTGATTACTGCCATCTTATTAAAATAGAAAGACCTTCTTTACCAGATTCTGCCACTGGTAAAGTAAGTACTTCTGCTGTTAGATATGCTTACATAACTGATGGGTCTATTAATGTTTCTTTCGACGACGGCAGCACAGATTTAAACGGAACTTCGAATGGTACACAAGTTTATAAAGCTAATAAAGTACTAAAAGTTAGTTCCATTACAGAGGAAACAGAAGCCAAAGCCAGTACATTCAATATTGAACTTGATGGAACAGCACTGGGCGCTTCTGTTTCTGACGTCTCTATCACAACCTCGGTAGTCTCTACCGGGGTTTATGATGTTGTATTCCCTACTACTGTTGACCTAGTTGAAGAGGGGTTCAGAGAGGGAGACAAGATAACTATAACAGGAGATGGCGCCTTCGTAGATGGCGACTACTCAATCTTCAGTTTCAGAACCGGCAACACATTACGCGTTACTAAAATAGACAGCACTATGACAGCCGGAACATTCACAGCTTCGGTGACTCTAGCTTCTGACGAAATTAAGGGAATACTAGCGGACAAGAACTCTGCTGACTATGCTTCCTTCCTAAATAGACACGTATTCGTGTATAAAGCCTTCTTTCAGGATGGAGCCATCGTTGGCGCACCTGTAATGATATTTAAGGGTTTAATCAGTAATAGTGTGTTTGATGATAATGAAGGTGCTATTAAAGTCTCCTGGGGTTTAACTAGTCACTGGGGTGACTGGTCACAAGTAGCTGGGCGTATTACGTCTGACGACTTCCACAGAGCCATAGATGAGTCGGGTAATCCTAATCCATTATCTACTCTAAAGCCACTGTACGCTTACGACAAGGGGTTCTCGCATGCTGAGACCTCTATAAATATGCTTGCGCGTTATATTGTGCAGGTAGAGAAGCAGAATATTAAGGTAAAGAATGGGTTCTTTGGTATTGGTTCCAAGGTAAAGGTAAAGAAGTACTTAGCTCCAGAAGAAAGAACAAGTGAGCTTGACTTTCAACTAAGCTCAAAAAATATCCCAGTTCATTATGGTGTAGCTCCTGTAACAGGCATTCCTGTATTTGCTGATACCCTAAATAATGACCCTTCTACCGTATACATGGTTTATGTACTTGGTGAGGGTGAAATTGGTGCTATCTACGACGTATACCAAGACGGCAACTCACTAATCTGTACTAATGAGTCAGACTACGACGCCAGAAGCGTACAAACACCAGATAACACAGTTCCTCTTATTTGTAAGGGTAGAGCTGATAGAGGTGATGTTCTAGGTGGAAATATAGCTACATCTGGTAGTCCAATATCCTTCTATGCTGGCGATGACTACTTATTAGACTTCGGGTACAATATCCTAGAGCAGTATAACTATCTAGATTACACTGTTCCGGCCGAAGCTGCTGCCGAACAAGTAGGTATACTTGACGGGGAGACACTAGTGTTGTCTTCACCACAAGAAATAGCTATTGACTTCTTTGCTGGTAGCTCTGCTCAAAAAGCTGCATCATCCTTAGTGAAAATAGCTGCTGCAGGTAACTTTAAAATCCAAAATGATTACTGGAGTGGAACAGACACTGCAGAATACTGGGGTCCTAACCACAGACTACTCGACTCTGCTTACGTAGTTACTAAAATTAAGATAGCTGAGGGTGAAACTACTATACCTGAGCTTGAGTTTATCATTAAAGGTAAGGTATTACCTTGTTACAACTATGATTATAGTTACTCTCAGTATGCTAAAGCGTCTGGGGAGGATGACGCTAACTTTAAGTTAGGTGCTACTGTCGATCTACACAGATCAGATACAAACGCTGTAATTAATTCCTCTGTACAAATTATAGACAAGTGGACTATGTTTAATCCTGATGGCACAGAGAATGTACGCTTCAGGTTTAGTGCTACCCCTGCTCTAGGGTACACCGACGGTGTACCTAGCATTACTAAGTTCTACATGAAATCAGGTGTGAATACTTGGACTATGGTAACTTATAATTTCCAGGAACACTCGGGTGTTGTAGGAGCGCAGTTAAGTTCAAGCTTAACTACTAGTATAACAAATACTGGTGGTAAAATACAATTTAACTTTGATAGCAACCCTAATCTTACATATGGCGGTGACCCAAATGAGCCTTCACCAAAGTATTCTATACTAGATTCGTCTTTAGCTCCAATTGTAAATGAGAAGTTTGGAACTGCTATTATAGCAGGTACCGATACACCAACTACGCTACTAACAGACCTAAATTATACTACTTTAGGTACTTACGCTTCTGCTGCTTGCGGCGGCGGCGACAATTTAATTGTGTCTAGAAACACAATTAAACTAGCTGCAGGTGCTTCTTCAGTTGATGATTACTACAACGGATATACAATCGTAGTAACTAAGTACAATAGTACAACAGGTAAACAAGTAGTACAATCTAAGAAAGTATTAGATTACGATGGTACTAACAAAGTAGCAACTATTGATGATGTTTGGGATACAGCAGCTATACCTGGAACATCAGACACGTATTACCTAGTGCAGTCTTATGTAGATCATAGATCAAGTACTAACTTTGCCGCTATAACAGCAGATTATATCGGTTCAAGAACATACGGCCGCGGCCTAGAAATGGGTACAGACTTAGATTTCGCTTCGT